CTCGGGAGCGCTCTGCTCCTCAAGCGCTGCCCACTGCTCAGGCGTGGCGCGGTGATGCTCGGTCATGGTGTTGGTTGCGGTTGAATCAGGTTGGCCATCTCAACGGCCGCGGCCAGGGCATCGTCGTGCTGATCGCAGGCGAAGCCCCACCGCACCGTCCGCCCATCGAACACCCACGGCATGAACCGTGTGGTCTGCTCCCACCCGATCGGCTGAACGCCGTAGCACGGATGGGTCTGCCCGGCATAGGTGCCACACCGGGCCCGGATCGGCTCACCAGTCATCGAGGCCCCACGCGGAAGAACAGGTAGCCCGGCTCCGCACTGTCGCCGGCCTCGTAATCCACCAGGTCGAAGCGGTACAGCTCGCCCAGCAGCTGGCTCAGGTAGGGCTGGTGGCTGATCTCCAGCGCGTCCATCAGCCGCTCGGCGGTAAACCGCTCGGTGGGCTTCGGCGCCAGCTGCGCCAGCGCCAGGCAGGCGATGATCGCTCGGTTCGGAATCCGCTGGCGATGCGCCAGCAGGTGAGCAACCAGATCACCCATGGTGCACCTCCCGCATGTGGGCCTCGACGATCGCAAGCAGCGTCCGGGGCACGCCGGGGTGGGCCGGCACCCACCGCGCAGGGTCCCACCCACGGCCGTTCCACCGGGCGGTCTGATCCAGCAGCTTCCGCCTCTGGCCCTGCTTAATGAACCGCACCACCATGGGGTCGGTGACGCCATCTGGCTGGCTCACAACCGTCCACCTGGGGCCCAGGTCGTAGGGGTGCGTGTCGGCATGGATCAGCGTCACCCCTCCACCTCCTGCGTCGTGGTCAGTGGCGAGCGGCTCAGGAACAGCTGCGCCATCTCCCACTCGTCACCGGATTCGTCGACGATCAGGTAGCTGGGAAAGCCCTGCCGGGTCGGGATCGGCGCAGTCACCACCGCACGCTCTTCGCTGGGCCAGCCGCGGACGTAGACGTGATCGCCGGGCTCGAAACGCCACGGCTGCGCGTTCAGCACTCGAGTGTTCATCGAACCGCCCTCACCTCGGTGGACAGGCCGAACGCCATCAACAGCAACTGCTGACGCTCGATCGCTTCGTTCAGGTCGGCGGCCAGCCAGGCATTGTCCCGGCTGTCCTCGGCGGTGATGACGGGCGGGATGGGGTGGCCGTCGCCCTGGGGGGCGCAGATCCACTGCGCGCCGCGGATGAGTGCAAACATCACTGCAGGCTCCGGCAGGCCCGGGCGATCCCGGCGTTGCAGTCGTTGCGCGTCATGGTGGCCATGCTGTCGTTGAGCGTGAACCAGAACGCGGTGATGAATCCCGCCAGCAAGGCGGAGGCTTTGAGTTTGGAAAGCATGGTAGGGGTCAGTTGATGGTGATGCCCAGATTGGCCAGGTAGCTGACGCAGTCCGCGGCGTTCTGTGGCTGGGTGCCGCCAGCCCATTCGATGAACAGGTTGTCGGCAGGGGTGCGGATCTGCCAGCCGTAGCCGTCTGTCAGCAGATAGTGGCCGGTGCGAGTCTTAAGCGCTTGGTTGAGCTTGAGCATGTCGACGCCGTTGACCGTGTAGTCGGGGGCTTTGAGCTGGGAGGGCATAGAGGGGTGTGCCGCTGGTGCAATCATCGCCACTCCAGCCGTGAGCGGCAGGGGGTCGTAAAAATCCGTCACGATCGGGCGAGGTAGTCACCGCACTCGTTGGCGTACCCCGGGCCGTCCGTCTCTGGATCGGGCCAGCCCTCCTTGCACGGCCGCACCGCATCGGGATCCCAAAACCGACAGCTGGTGCAGCTCAGCCGCCGCGGCTGGGCCTGCTGCCGGGGCAGCTCCGGCGCCACCTGGGCGTGGAGCTCACCCCGGCGCACTGCACGAACCGCGGTGCGCGACACCAGGAGCACTTGCGCCAGCTCTCGATCGGATCGGTGGTCGGTCAGGATCAGCCGCACCTCGTCCTCGGTGAGCTCACCGGCGGCTCGGCGGGCCTGCGACCGCGGCTGTAGCTGCCCGCCGAGCACGATGGTCCAGCGGTGGCTGCAGTCGTGGCACGACACCCGCTGCCGGCGACCGTAGGTGGTCACCCTGCTTTCGATCACCGTGGTGTTGGTGGAGCTGCACTGGGGGCACTGCTGACGCTCCGCCGGCGCTGGCCCCGTGGTGGCCTCGCGTTGGGTCCAGCGGTGGCCGCAGACGCAGCACTCCAGCCGGCGGTAGTGGCCATAGCTGCGGCGGTGAGTGATCGTGATCTGAACGTGCTCACACCCGCAGGCGGGGCAGGCGCGTGGAGTCGCGATCACTGCACCCCCTTGCCGTTCAGCCGGTTCGCGACCAGCTGGGCGTAGCCCGCGATGTCGTGCCAGCTGTCGGCATAGTCCGGGTCGCCGTTGATGATCCGACCGATCTTGTGGAAGATCATGTCCAGCGCCTCCTGCTGATCAGGCGCCAGCGTCTTGGCGCGTGATGCCAGGTGGCCCATGACGCACTCCTTGAGGTCCTGCGTCACCTCGGAGTGGCCCATGAAGTTGCCGTACCTGCTGCCGCGGTCGGCCAGTGTCTCGTTGATGTTGGTGGTCATCGCTTGGTGGTGCGGGTGGACTTGCGCCGGAGCTTCTCCGGCAGCACGAGGCCCTTGATCCGGGCCACGCGCGCATTGAGGGCGGCCCAGTCATCCAGGTCCTTGAACCTGAAGTGGCCGGTGCCCTTCTTGAACACCTTGAACTCGAAAAACCCCCAGTCGTGCCACACGCCGGGCTCAAGTCGGTCGAACCCGGCGGCCCGATCAGGCTTCTCGACCTCCTCGTACTTCCGGCCGGTGATGTAGCACAGGGCCTTCACCAGATCCTGCACCCGGCTCTTGTTGCCGCTGTATCGGATGCTCACCGTGCCGCCGCTCCAGTCCGGCTCAACTAGATACGGCACGATGAACTTCTGGTTGAACAGGTAGGCGTCGTTCGTCTTCCACCCCTCCACGTTCCACCGGTTCTCGGCGGTGTGGCGGGTGAGCTCATCGAACGCGGCTTCCACTGCCCGGTCGATCCGCTGATCAGTGGTGCCGGCGATGATCTGCAGCATCCGGAACAGGTTTCGCTCTGTGAACGGCACCTGCACCTGCTGCTCCACGAACGTGTTGATGTCGCCCTGCAGCTGGCTGGTAGCCATCTCGCGCGGCAGCATCTCGGCGATCACCGACTCCCAGAACGACTTCTGCAGCTCCTTCCTGAACCGGTTGCGGCTGGCGGCGCAGCCCTCCATCGTGATCTGCAGGCCCAGCTCGCCCTTGTAGATGCCCCCCACCTGGGCCTGCAGCCGCACGCCGGCCTCCAGCTGCTGGTCGTAGATCCGGCAGGCCTCCACGTACCGGTTCACCAGGTCGCGGCTGCGGAGGTAGGGGATGATCCCCTCGCCCTGGGCCTCGATGTCGTCGGGCCCCAGGAAGAACCCGTCGAACTCATCAGCGCTGGGCCTGGTGCCGGGCTTGGTCAGTCGCACCAGGCCGATCTCGCAGCGCGTGGTGCGCTCGGCGTCCTCGAACACCGGACCCAGGTTCTGGCTGCTGCCGTACTGCTCGATCAGCGTCGTCAGCTCACGGCTGGCCCTGTTGCTCCACCGGTCGGTGGAGACCGTGTTCCAGTTGCAGAGGGCCACGATCTCGCAGCCGGCAGGGGCGATGGCCCAGGCGTGCAGGATGTGGTGCTCGTCCGCCGAAAAGGGCGGGTTCATCACGATCAGGTCGGCGTGACTGATCTGATCGGCGGTGACCTGCAGCCAGTCGCCGCCAATCAGCCGGCAGCAAGGGATGGGCGCCAGGATCGCCCGTAGCTTCGGTTCGGGCTCGACCGCCAACACCTCTGCTGCGTCGAGCTGCAGGCAGGCCTGCACCAGGTTGCCGCTGCCAGCGGAGGGCTCCACCACCACCCGGCCGCGCAGGTCGAGCGGGTCGAGCATGCTGGCCGCCACCTCGGGCGGCGTGGGGTAGAAGTCAGGGTTGAACATCAGCCCTGCTCCCGGCCGCGGCGGTGATCCATGGCGCGGAGCTCCCAGGCCTCGGCATAGTCCAAGACCAGCTGGAGCAGCCGGA